ACGAGATCTTGGCTGCGGTGTGTCCGTATAGACACTTGTAGAGGCAGGCCTCCTCGAGGCGAACTTCAAACTCGTTGGCCTCTGCCCATGCGAAGAAGAGGCGCTCTCGACGGGCAGCTGATGAGCGACCTTCCTTCGAGGTGTCTGTAGCAACATAGTTGACGACTGGCATGATTGCCTGCAGCGAAGCAGGGATGTTTACATAAGACGGGTGAAGGTTGACAGAGACGTGGGCACGCCCGGCGGTCCGAGCTGAGGGGTCTTCCGCCCAGTGGTCAGCACCGCCGAGCGTGACGGTTGACGGGTAGTAGAAGTGGTCGTGCCGACGGAAGATGGAACGCAGTCGCTGCTGCTCGGGCTCCATCATTTGCTTACGGTGGTATGCCTCGGCAAGGATGCCATACTCAGGGCTGTTGTTAGGGTCTACGCCCTGCATCTGCAGAGACGTGGAGGCCATCGTCAACGGACGCTGGATCTCCTCTGGCAGCTTTACCTTTGCCTTAGCCATTAATCAGAACCTCCAAAATAGTTGAACATCGGATTGTCCAGTGACCCACCGCTGTTCCTGATTGCATGTCTTACTGCGATAGCAAGTGCCATCACGGCATCCTGCTCAATCTTCTTGTCGTCTAGCTTGTAGGACAGTAGTTGCCTACGGAGCTTCATCCACACCCCAGCCTTTGGAAAGACCAGCATGTTCTTATCTAGTGCAGCCTTTAGGTCCGATAGAACCTCGAGCTTCTTAGCCTTAGTGCCCCCGAAGTCAAATCCCCTGAGTGGCTTGATAACGCTGAACTCCTGCTTAAACAGTTTGCCTCCGAATCCAGTTTCGTCTACGATGGTTGTGCATGCGGAGTCTTGGTTGTACAGAAGGTGATTCTCCCTTACCATGTTTACCACTGCCTGGATTGTCTGCTTACCCGTACGAGTCCTAGCCCTTACCCCTACGATCTTTCCTGTCTCAGTGTGATCAAGAACTATAGACCATGTAGAATCAGAAGCAATCCCAGGATCACATCCCTGAACATACCTTCTCTTTACCTTAGGAGCCTCTTCTTCTGGGATATCGGTGAAGCATGATTCTACGGAGGAAGATGAGAAGTATGCATCTTTAGATTCGATGAAGTAACCGTCGACGTTTTGCGGTACCAGATATTCAGCTTGCTGCCTGATTATAGCGTCGAAAGTATCCGGTGTCAACCCGAAACCCACATTATCCCTAGTAGAAAGTCGAACGCTGTGGATCTGAGGGTCCTTGTCTGGTCTGGCTGGGTTGCCCATCTCCCACAGGTCAGCGTAGTCGTTGATACCCTCGGTAGGGGTCCCGATGAAGTGGAGCTGCCCACCCGTAGACAGGCGCCGTAGGTTGAGTACCTCTTGGTAGATCTGGAGTAGGTGAGGCTCAAAGGCTGCCTCGTCGAACGAGATCCCATTCATGTCCTTACCCAAGAGCGCTTTAGCCTTGTCCTGGGTGGTCCTGAAGTGGATGTTGGCCCCGCCCACGAGGGGGTGGAACTGGAGCCAAAGGTACTCTCCTCGGTACTTCTTGGTGTGCTCTACCACCTTGCCGACCTCGGTGATCAGGGGGCAGCCCCTGCCTCTCTGTGCAGGGTGGCCGCCCTCCAGAATCATCGAGATTTCTCTGTGTACTAGTTCAGCAGTCTCCTGCTGGATACCGACGTGGTACCATTCGTATGGGGCAGACTGCCATCTGAGGGCATCCTTCTCGGTGCCATCAGGTGGCTGAACCCCCAGCTTATAGAAGGCACTGTGGAAAACTGCCACTGCCATCCCAAGGGTCTTGCCTGCTCGGTTACCTGCGGAGCATATGGTGGTAAGGTATTTAGGTCTCCAGCCAGACTCATCACGATCCGCAATAACCCTGACCCATTCGCTTTGTCCCTTGTGCAGTTCAATTCCAAGCCAGCGCTTGGCAAAGAATACCGGATCGCCCCTGCCGGCAGCCAGATCTCTGGCCGCATCCGTAGTGACTCGCACTTACTTTAGGAACCTCTTGTTTCTTGCCTGCTTCAGCAGCCAGTTAGCTGCCTTGAACTTGTATTCTGCAGGGTCTAGTCTACCAGCAATTCGTGGAACCATGTCGGCTCCTGGTGATACCCTAGAAAAGAATGATGCTTGCCAAGTTCTAGGGAAATAATACTCCCCTCCTGGCTTCATCCCAGCAGATAGATTCCTTCTAACAGTTGCGTCGTCAAGAAGTCTTTCTACTGTGCCAGTAGCTTCCCTTTGGGATTGAGTCAAACCTGACTCAAAGAACTGCTCTCCTGAGCGGGACCACTCAACAGGAGCTGGCCTTCTGGTCCTTAGGTTTGGAGCTCTTCCTGCCCAGCCTCCGGCTGGCATACCGCTTGGATACATCGAACCAACATCAAACCCTGCCTGACGCAGGCCTTCTGCTGGGCGAGACAAAATCTCGGTATCCCTAATTGACCTAAAGACATCTCTTCCGCCCCTGTTGGCAGCTTCAACTGTGTTTGGCACGCTTCTCAGTCGGTTTTGGGCAATGACCCTTGAGATATCTCTTCCGATTTCTGCAGCCGTAAGGCGGTCTGCAACAGACTCAAACGCACCCTCAAGCGACCTTGACACTGGCATAGATCCCTGATCAAGGTTTCTGGTCAAGTTTCCAACTCTTACTGGCAACCCTCCAGAGGACGCAGCAATTGCACGGCCAGCACCGCTTAGGTCGTCCGCAGCGTTTGCTGCAGCACGAAGCTTTCCAGCAATTTTAGCAAACTTAGCGATCTTTCCTGGACCCCAGGCCATTGCAACGTTGAATGGGTTTGCGTTGATTCCGTTACGGCTTATGTCAATTCCAGTAAGCTCCCTGACAAATCCACGGGCAGTAGCCCGCACAGCGGCTGGAAGCTGTCGATATCGAGCAGCCTGACCGGAAACTCCTAGTTGAGCACGAGCTGCGTTCTCTCGAACGATGTACTCGCTTTCGCCTGCAAGCGGCTTAAGAGCTGCTGTAGCAGTATTCCCGATTCTTCTTGCGGCCCTCTTAATAGTCTTCTTCCGATTTGCCGCAGCCGTAACCGCATTTCTCCGAGATGCTGACTGGGCAGCTGTAAGAGGTGAGCCTGATCCGTATCCTCTATCGACTCCCATTACTTGTATCCTTTCCTGGAGATGTCTCGCAATGTTCGGCCAGTTGACCTTAGCTCTCCAACGGCAAGATCTGCCCATGGTGTTTGGCCTTTTCCGCTAGCGCGGTATGATTTTGCCAATCCTTGAAATGTTGAAGACTGTCGACCAGCAATTTTTGACATGGCCCTATAAACGCTTTCAATTTCTGATGGCCTAAACAAAGGGGCAATGTGGTCTGGGAACATTGTTGTGCTATATCCAGAAGGCAGTCCAGATGCCACATCTGATTGTAGTGCCTTCGCCTCGTTCATTGCGCCCTTTGCAACTCCTCTTTGAAGCTTTGCTGCAATAGGCCCCCTAGGGGATCGCATGACCACGTTTGTAAGTGCCGAAAGGTTTGCCCCATCTGGTATCGCCCTGGCAACTCTTGCAGCGTACATTGCAAGAGCCTTCCATGGAGATACGCCAGACTGGAGGGTCCCGCGTGTGTGCGCCGGGCCCTCAAACAGGTAGTCAACTGCTCGACCAATATTTTGAGCAATCTGTGGGTTGTGTCTGTCTCGTACAAGGCTAGGTGTTGCCGCAGCGGTTCGTGCCGCCACAGCCCTGGCCGTTGCGGTTCTTGCACCGCTTCTCCTGCGATTTGCCGCAGCTCGAGTTGCATTCGCACGACTAGCTGAATTTGATGCTGATCGAGGTGTTCCCGACCCGTATCCTCTATCTACTCCCATTACTTGCTCCCCTTTCGCTTTGCCATTGACTCGGCATTAGCCTGAAGTTGAGCCAGCTGGTGCTGGAACAGTAGAGTGTTGTAGCTTCCAAGCTTCCTGGACTGACGTGCGCTCGTTCCGGCTCGAAGGCCTCGGGCTCGATCCATTCTCAGTAGGGCCGAACCAGTTCGGGCCGACGGAGCAGGGATGCCCTTCTTCTTTGACTTAGGCATCTTTCTTTCCTTTTCCTTTGTTCCTTGCGCTGATCGCCTTTGCCTTACGCTTGGCGTCAGCCTTACTGCTTGCTCCCCAAGCCTGGAGGCTTAGGAGAAGTCGTGTTGGTCGCCCCTTCTCGTCCCGCTCTGGTCCTGGCATATTGCCCATACGAGCCAGGAATGATGCTCTTCGTGGGTTGTCCCCGCCCTTAACTGGCGGCTTAAGCTTTCCCCCCTTGTAGGAAGCACGTCCCTTGGCGTTCAGTCCACCCTTAGGATTCTTTCCTTCTTTGCGCTGCCATGCTGGTGACTTTCCCATTATCGCCTCTTGTTTCCGTACGGGCCACCGCCGCCGCCCTCAACTCGGTATGCCACTTGCTGCCACTTAATGATAAATCTTTCTCGCATTGGGTTAAAGTTTGGGTTAGTTCGTGATGCGGTAAACAACCTTTTGTATATACCAGGGGCCCTCTGTAGCCACCTTTCGTCTCTTTTTCTGTCATTAATACCGTAGCCGCCGTCTTCTCCCCTTCTAATTCCCTGCTTGCGAACCATCGGTGACCTCCTCTGCTTCCATCTCAATCATGTTGATGACAGGTCCCCCACCGATAATCCCGGCGATTGACACAGCTAGCTCTCTATCCGCCGACTTCTCCACCCTTCGGTCGATCATTTCCTGAGCACGTAGCCCCTCTGATAGAGTTGGCATTAGCTCGCCAGACTCGACCAGTGCAATAACGTTGTCCCTAACCAGGGATGCCAGGTCTCCAGTAGCCTTCAGTCGATCTTGATTCTTCTTGAACTTCTTGATTACCGCTGCTTTTGCGGTTTGGTACTCGTTAGTAAGGTGACTTCGCTTATGGGTCCCAAGGGTAATCCTTGAGATGTACGCTCCGTTCTCCTTGAGCCAAGCGCTCACCTTCGTGTCAGGCTGCCCGTTCGCCATCCGCTGATTAATCTGCTCAGCGAACGGGCTCCTGCACGCGGCGCACCGTTCAAGGACGGGCGCTAGGTTCACTTAATCCCGAAAGCCTTGTCTTCTGGATTGAGCCAGCGAATGATCACTGGAACAACTGCTGCAATACCAGCGGACAGGACGGACTTCCATCCGTCTGCCCCGAAGTCAAAGGCTCCACCGCCAAGCGCAATGAACTGCGCGAGGCATGCTGCCAGGAATGAACGACCCCAAGATGCGAGTGCTGCCTGTGTAGT